CAGCCGCAGCAGCGTGGATCGAGCGAACGCGACAAGGCCGACGTTGAACGCGAATGACACCAACGAGTCGAACTGCGACTGCGCCAGCGGCACCGTGACCAGCCGGTCAACCGCGCCTTCCGTCTCTGCGACTTCGCGGCGCAGCATCTCGTCGGCGCGCTCGCGGGTAATGGTGTCGCCGAGCTTGATCGGCGAGCCGTCCTCGTACCGCGTGCTGCCGTACCCGATGGTTACCGGCAGGCCGTCGCGCGAGCCGGGGTCGGGGTAGGCGCGGTCGCGGAAGCCTTCAAACTCGCGCAGAAGTTCTAGGCCACGCTCGGACAGGCGCATTTACGTCACTTCTTGCCGTTGATGTCGGCCCGCAACGCGCGCAGTTCATCGCGGATCTCGCGGAACAGCAGCGCCACGTCCTGCTTCATCGCCTTCGTGTCCTCGTCCTGCCGCACGTCGCGCTGCGCCTGCGCCTGCTTGTGTTCCTCCAGCACGACTAGCCGCGACTCCTGGCGGATCATGTACATCCCGAGCGCGCCGGCCAGCGACAGCGTAGTCAGGATGTGGGCCAAGTTGATGCGCTTGTCGAACGTCCAGTGCGGGCGGCTGTCGTCGTCGTGCTGGCGGGGTGGCATGGTTGGCGTGGCCGTGGCGGGCGTGCTAGGGTTGGCGGATGACTGTCTTTTGGGCAATGGTTCTGCGCCCCATCGCCGCGCTGATCCTGTTCGGACTCATCTGCTTGCCCGTCAGGCTTGCCGTGCAGCGATGGATGCCCGAGGGGCGGTTTAAGCGCGTCCTACTGATTCGGATTGGACAGAAGCCCTAGCCCGATGCCGCCGCCGCTCAGAAGCGGCGACACGCCCCTAGCAAGCGCGTTCGTGGCCGGAGACTGTCCAAGCAGGCCGCGCGCAAGCACCGCCCGCGATGCGGGGTTGTTGATCGCCGCGTAAGTCGTGAGCGGCAGCAGCGCACCACCAAGCGCACCGTAAGCGATCGACTCCGGGTCGCCCTCGCCCGCCAGCAGGCCAGCAACGCCGCCGCCGCCGGTCAGCGCGGATTGATAGGCAAGTCGCTGCGCGGTGCCCGAGTCACCGATCGGACGACGCAGCGCCACGCCACCGGCTCGCGCCAGTTGGTCGAGGTCGTTGGTCTGGAATCGGTTGTTCTTGGCGCGCGTAGTGTTCGACAGTTTGGCCGCTGACACGTTGCCCGCGTCGTCGATACCCGACTCGGCCACGCGCATGAGGTTCGCGTATTGCGCCCGAGCCTTCGCCCATGCCGACGCATCAGCGGGCGAAATGCTGCCGTCCATTGCGGTCCGCAGCGCGCCCCGAAGGTCGCCAAGGATGTTCTTGAGGTCGCCGTCCGTCGTGGAGCGGATGCGCCGGCCGATGTCGGAGTCCAGGCGGCGATACGCTTCGCCATCCATCTTTCCGTTTTGCACTTTCGACAGGAAGTCGTCCACGTAGGACGACACGGCGCGAGCGGCTGCGGCCGGGTACTTCTGTTTTGCCAGTTGCTCGACCACGCCCAAGTCGTTCAGCACGTTGGACGTTACATCCATCGTGTTGCGCGATGCGATGTTGCCGATCTCGCCGCCGATACGGTCCCGCGCAGCAATCATCGCGGGCTTGGTCAGCGCGTCGTCCGTGCCGCCAAAGGTGCCAGCAACCGCACGGTTGAACGCCGTCTGTTGCGCCTCGCGGCGAGCCTGCACCAGTCCCGAGGTCACAGGCAGATTCTCCATCGCGGCATCGAGCAGCGACAGCGTGCGGCTGCCGGTACGCTGCGCGGCGTCCAGCGGCACTTGCTTGCCCAACTCTTTGACGAGTTGCGCGCCTTCCTGCGAGTAGCCGGGACGCAGCCCGCGCACCGCCGTCCCGACGACGTTGGCGACGCCCTGCCCGATCGCGCCACCCGCAGCGCCCAGCCCGGCGGACACGTAGGGAGATTCGTCGGATGCGGTCGGCTGGAGAGCCCCCATTGCGCCGCCGATCATCGTCGCGCCGAGCATGGTGCCCGCGCCCGGAATCAGCATCGTCGGCGCAGCAATCAGCGCGTTGGTGGCAAGGTTGGCGCCGAACCCCAGCGGGTGCTTGAGCAGCGGCGCCTCGACGGCCTTGGCGCGGTCGATCTCGGCCTGGAGCGCCTTCTGATCGCCGATGTTCAACAGCTGCTTGCCGCCTCGGTACAGGTCGCGGAACGCCTTACCCGACGCCGCCATCGCAATGTCGGTTTTCGACATGCCAGCAAGCGGATCGGGGCGCGGCAGCGGATTGACCGGCGCGGTGTTCGCTTCCTGCCCGGTCTGCCGGAACACGTTGCGCTTGATTGCCGAGCGGATGTCGTCGTCCGACATGCCGTCCGGGAACTCGACGCGCCCGACGCCATCAATCTCGATGACTTGCGGCATCACTCAAACCTGTCGGTTTTGGGGTTATAGCGGCGCACTTTCTGCCCGCCTTCAAGTTGCTGCCGAGCCTCGGAGGCCGACTCCGAATACTTCTTGGCGATCTCCTTCATCGTCTGCACCGACGCCAGCATGTCGGGCACGGTCTGCGCCTTGGAGAAGTCGCCGGCCGCTTTGTCGTACCGCTCCGCGTCCGCCACCGACACGCCCGCACCAAGCGAACCGCGCGCAAGCACAAGCTGCTGACCAAGCCTGCGGACTTGGTTGGTGTTGACGGCTTTCTGCGTTTCGTTGCCGCCGACCTTGTTCAGCCCCATTGCAAACCTGTCGGCCGGCGAGTTGCCGTACACCATCGGGTTCTTCGGGTCGCCGATCAGCTTCTCGATCTCCTCGGCAAGCGCCGCCACGTTCTTTGCACCGGACGCCTGCTCGCGCGCACCTTCCGCGCCTTTCACATCGAGACCCGCAGTAGCAGTCGCCCGCTGCCTACGGACTTCCTCAGCCTGCTTGACAGCATTCGACTGCCCGACGCTAGGCGGACGACGCAGCAGCGCGTCCAGTTCGCGCTCCACCGACGCCGCAGTGTCCGGGTCGCCCGCCGTGATTGCTTTGCGCAGTTCGGCGTTCAAGATCGACGCGCGCGTATCGGGCGAGCCTTGCCCCGCGCCGGGCGGCAGACGACCCGCTCCGCCCGTCGGCGCCGCGCCCGGGATCGCACCGCCAGCCGCAGCAGGGGCCGCGCCACGACTGCGCGCAAACTCCAGCGGCGACACCATCTGCTCGCGGCCATCGGCGGTCGGAATGCGGATCGGCGGACCGTATGCCGCTTTTGCCGCTTCCTGCGTGTCGGTGATCTGCCCGAGCGACGAGAGGTAGCCCGGCACGGGAGACGCCACGCCGCCCGACAGAGACATGCCCTCGGGGATGCGCGGCTGGAACGTTTCCGCGCCCGTCACGTTGTCGATGTAGGTGCTGCCGCCTTCGCGCTTCTGCGGGGTCTTGGCGAACTTCAACGCCTCCAGCAAGTCCGGGCCGCCCGCAGCCTTGAGTGCCACTACGTCGTTCAGCGACAGCGGAAATCCGCCCTGCTGGCCGCCTGCCATCCGCTGCTGGTTGGCGACGGTCGGCCCGACGCTACCCTGCTGCGCGCCGGTCGCAAGCGCGTTGGTGGCGCCCGACTGCGGACCGAACATCCGCAGCACCATTTGCCGCATTTCCTCGTCGCGGGCTTCCTTGCGCCTGCGAGCATCCATGTCGGCAGCGTCTTTCAGCGCGTCGGACTCGAAACGCTTGATCTGCGCTTCGGTCAGTTTTTCGCGGTTGGCATCCTGCGCCATCTGCCGCTTGAGCATCTGCGCCTGCATCGCCTGCTGCGAGAACGCGTTCATGGCCGGGCCGATGCCGCCGCCGAGTTGACGCGGCGTCAGCAGCGCGCCGCCCATGCCGAGCAGGCCCATCGCCAGCGGGTCGGGGCTGTAGCCCCCGTCGAGAAGTCCAGCCATGTCTTACCTCACCGGGGGGAAGATGCTGCGCGCCATCCCAGCGCCAAGTGCAGCGCCACCGGCCCCCGCGAGCCACGAGTTCGGAGCCTGGATGTTCTGCGTCTGCGTGCCGGTGCCCGTCGTCTGCGAGCCGAACGCGGGATTGATCGCGTTGCCGTAGAACTGGAGCGCGCTGAACGGGCGCTGCCAATCTTGCGTGCCCATGTTGTAAAGGTTCTGCGCGTTGTTCGTGGCGAACTGCCCGAACCCGAGCGACGCGCGCGAAGCGTTGTCCTGCGCGCTGCGCTCCTGGTTGTAGTTGTTCGCGAACAGGTTCGACATCGTGGCGCCCAGCGAGTCGCCGAACGCACGGTCCTGGTTGCCAAGCGTCTGCCCAAAGGCCGACTTGCCAAGCACCGAGTTGCCGTCGTTGTTGAACGCCGAGAATGTGCCGGCCCGCGTGCCCGTCGCGTATGCCTCGCCCATGCGGTCGCCGATGTCGCTCGCCACTTGGTTAAGGTACGGGTTGCTGTTGAGCATCCCGCCACCGATGACGTTCTGCTGCTGCGCGCGCGCCGCGTTCACCAACGGGTCGCCTTGCGTCGCGGTGTTCGACAGCAGCCCGCGCCCGGTGTCCAGCGCGCTGTTCGTCTGGAACTGCGGCAGGTACGACATCATGCCGGCGCGGTTCACGAAGTCCGACGCGTGGCCTTGCAACCACGGCGCGAGCCCCTGCGTGTTGCTTGACGACGTGCTCTGCGACGAGTTCATGTCGCCATTGCCCGCGATGCCCGCCACCGCGCCGAGTCCTGCGCCCAGCAGCGTCGGATTGGACAGCAGCCGCGACCAGTCCGTCGCACCGCCAGCGGCCCCGGCGGCGCCTGCCGCGCCAGCGGCCCCCGCGATGCCCGGCAGCGTCTCGGCCGCGCCCGCGCCCGCAATGGCTGCACCGATTCCCGGCGTCATCGACGAGCCGGCAGTGGCCGCAGCCGGGGCCGCAGCCGCACCGCCAGACGCCGCCGCACCGCCACCCATCAGCGCAGGCGCGAGGAAGTTGCCCGCCAGCGCCCCGCCGCCCAGCACCAAGCCGGCCCGCAGCAGCGAGTCGTACCAGTTCGACGTGTCCTGCGAGAAGCCGCTGCCGAGGTTCTGCCCGCCCGCACCGTACTGCGTCCAGTCGACGCCGCCGCCATCGCGCGGGATGACGCTTTGCAGCGCACCGCCGCCGCCATCCCACACGTAACCGCCCATCGGATTCGACGGGTCCATCAGGTACGCGCCCGGCACCGTGGTCGGCGTGGACGTGAAGCCCTCGGAGCCGCCGCCGGTCTGCTGGTTGAAGGTGTACGCGTTCTGCGGGTTGATGAGCCGCAGCATTTCGTCGTAAGTCATCTCAAGTCCTCAACTGCTGCCAGCCGGTCGTCGTGCCGTCGGTGCCTTCAAACACGTAGATCATCTGCTTCGCTGCACCGCCGTCCGTGCGCTGCCACAGGTCGCCCCGGTAGCCAACGATGCGGTTCTCGGGCGTGCCCGGCCCGCGGCCTATTCGGCGCGTCAGGTCGTTCAGTTCCGCCACGATGTCGCGCATGACTTCCTGCACCTCCAGCGGAAGCGCGTCGATGCGGCCCTCGATGTTGACGCGGCTCATCGCTTGCCACTCTTCGGCATGCCCACGCGGAAGCCCGTCGCCTCGTAGCGCCCGGTTTGCGTGAACTTGACGCGATGCCAGCGCGCGTTATGCGACAAGTCGTACTTGCCGTCTACGCGGTCGTTTGTCGTGCGAACCGTCAGCGCCTCGTCCAGCGTGTCGCGCGTGGAGTGCGTCGCGGTCGAGGTCGTGGGCGTCGATAGGTAGCGCACGCGCGCCTGCTCAAGCGTGAACCCTTCATCGTCGTCGCCGATGTCGCCCGTCGTGAATGACGATTCGCCCGGCGTGCCGCCCTGCTTCTTAACCGTCAAATCCGCCGACGCGACCCAGCCAATCTGCAACGGCCACGACGTGTCGCCACTCGGCGCTTCGGGAGACGGCGCAGTGCGCCCGACGATCCAAACCGGCTGATATGCGGCGACCGTCGAGTAGCCCCAGCGGTCAGTGTCAGGGTGGTACGACACGACGTAGCTGGTGATGTCACCGGGGAACTTGATGACAAACCGGACCAGTCTGTTTACCGGATCCCACACCGCGCGAGCGTAGTAAAGCGCCGTGCCTGGAAAGACCGCTAGCCGGTTCATCCAGCCCCACGGCGCGCTGCGGATGCGCTCGACCGCATCGCCGGCCCACCGATAGACGCCGTCCTGAGCAATCCAGTACAGCACGCCATTGGCCTCGCAGATAGCGTCGTGTGCAATCAGCCCGACGTTCGTGCTAACCACCGGCCACGAAAACGTATTGGCCGCCGCGCCGACGTACTGCCCGCGATAGAACGACGTGCCCTTGAACGCGAGAATGTAGTCGCGCCACGCAATCAGACGCACGATCGGACCGGGTGTTGCGGTCAGCGTGCCGCCCGCCGCCTGCGTCGCGATGTCCACCGCCCAATCGGTGTAGTCCTCCAACGCCGAGCAGCGCCAGCCCGCCGCGTCCGTCGAGCCGCCGCCGCCAAAGTTGGCGATGACCACGAAGTTTCGGTTGCACGCGATCGTCGTCGCTTGCGGGGCGCCCGACACGTTGGAAAACGCCGTCGTGCCGATTTGCGCGGTGCCCTGTAGCGGGTTGGCCGGATGGCAGGCAAGCGTTGCGTTACCAAACGACGCAAAGCGCCACGGCGACGCCGCAGACGCCGCCGCATAGCCGCCGCCGCTACGCGTACGATCCACGACCGACGTGGTCGCCGGCTCGATGTACTGAATCGTCGTCGTCGTGCAGAAAATTGTCCGCACGTTGCCGATCTGATCGCGGATGACATCGGTCGTCAGCGGCTCGGCGCCGAGCGTCACTGCGTAGTCCCCGGACGAACTCATCGAGAACTCGGGCGCATACCCACGCAGCGTCGGCCGCAGGTTCTCGACTTCCATCATCACGCCAGGGATCGTCGGGTCGCCATCCGGCGCCCAGGCCGCAATCGGAATGTTTGGCGTCACGACGAACCTCGAGGAACGCGAATCCAAACCTCCGCGTCACGCGGAATGCGCGTCCACTCCGACGGCGTCGGATCGGGCGGCGGATCGGGCGGCGTCACGACCGAGGCATCGCGCACCGTCAGCACGATCGACAAGTCGGCGTTGCCCGAGGCGTTGGACGCCCGCACGACGACTGTCTGCGTGCCGGCCGGCCCCGCAATGCTGGTCAACGTCACAACGCCCGTGGACGCGTTCACCGTCGCCCACGCCGGCCCCGATTGCTTGGTGAACGTCGCGGCTGGTACGCCGGGGTTCGTCACTTGCGGCGAAATTGTCGTGGTCGCACCGATGTTCACCGTCGCAGTCGGCGCGGGCTGCTCCCACACCGCTTTCTCGGCAAGCTGCGGGTCCTTCGTAAACCACTGCCCCTTTCCGCCCGACAACCGCGTCAGCCAGCGACCGCGCGAGAAGGTCGGCACAGGCGGCACTACCACGGGCGGCGTCGTCGTGTCCACCTCCAGCAAGTCCAGCCCCGTAATCGGCGGCGGGTTGGCCCGCAGTTGCGCTTCCGTCAGGTTCGTATTGGCGAACAGTTGCCAGTCGTTCGTCAGGTACTTGAGCCGCGAGAAGCCGCCATACAGCACGTTGACGCCCTGCGCGGGCGGCTGCGCCAGCACTTGCGACAAGTACCAATCCCATGAACAGCCGCCCAAGACGTTCATCAAATCGCGGTCATCCGGGCCGCCCGGGTCGTCAACGATGCGCCGCGCGAAGAAGCAGGACAGCGCGCCGACCCAACCCGACGGCACCAACTCGCGCGAGCCAAACGGGTGCCACTGCCAATCTCGCCACTGATTCGGGTTCGACGGGTTGCGCGTGTCGTTGGCGAGCGAGATCGCGCGGATAGACGAACCGCCGCCCTCATGGAAACGCCGGAAGTTCGGTTGCGGCATCGTTGACTGGTTGTTCTCCAGCCAATCGAACGGGTACACCACGTCGCCAAACTGGTCGCCGTAGTAGCCCGTTACCCATTGCCCGTTATTGAGCAGCCATAGCATCTGCTGATGCCGGGCGTGAATGCGGGAATTGACGGCGCTGTTCCCGAGTCGCGCCCGCGTGTCGCGCCACGGACGGCCAGCATCGGCCGCCGACAGCGCGGCTTGAGCGCCCGTCGCATCGCGCATCAAGTGCGCCCACGGCACGTACGATGTCCACCCGGACGGCTGCGCGGTCGTCTCGGGCGGCGACGCACCCGATCCCCAGCCTTGCAGCACTTCCAAGACGCCCGACGGGCCGTCGTGGAAAAGCGTGTTGTCGTCGCGGATGATCGCGATGTAATCGACGGCCATGTCAGACCGCCTTTACCGTGCCCGGAATCCAGCCGACCGCGCCCGTCGATGCGTCTGCCGTCTCGAAAGACGCCCGCAACGTGTCGGACACCGACAGCCCCGCAGGCAGGCCCGAAGTGATCAGCACGCGGCGCGATGTCGCATCGCCCGGTGCCGTGCCCGACTCTGCGGTCAGCGACGAGTAATACTCATACGTGCCGGTCGTGAACGGATCGCGGTTACGCGATACGACCGCCCGGATGGTCCCTTGCGCCGACGGCATCGAGCCGGTGCCGGTGGCCGGGAACAGGAATTCGTAAAGGAACGCAGCGTCGTCAGCGGCTTTCAGCACCAGCATGATGGCGCTGGCAGCAGGCGCCGTGTCGTGATTGACCGTGCCCGTCTGCGTCGTCGTCGCAGTGACTTTCTTGGTCGAGACGTGGCAGCCGATGAACGAGCCGTTTTGCACGTTCAGCCGCTCGGTATAGCCCGCCGGATTCACCGGCACGCCAAACCAACCGCCCGCGCACAAGATCACAAGGTTGTCGGTCTGCGCAAGCGTGCCGGTTGCCGATGTACTGGTGCTGGCCGCGCCGCTGCTGGTGCCCGTCACCGTGTTGGCAACGACGCCACTAGTCGGCACTTTCTCAACTTCGATCAGCATTCCGGTGAACCGGAAGTTGGTCGACGCGACGCCGTTGGTCGTAAACGGAATCGTGAAAGTTGGCGAGCCGGCCGATACGTTGACGCCGACTGCCGCACACACGTTCGGCAGGAAGTCGCCCGCGCTGCGCGTGTTTGTCGCGCTGCCCCAGGTCGCCGAGCCGCCAGACACGGTGCCAAGCAACGCCGCTTGATCGGTCGACTCGATGGCCGATCCGATTACGACGATCGTGCTACCGGCTGCGACTGAACTGTCGAACGACAGCGACAGAGGCGACGCTTGCCCCGTCAGGCTGAACGACTTGGCCTGCTTGACCGCAACGAGTTGGAACGGCATTACGCAACCCTCACAGCGATGGGCGCGGCGCCGTAAGCGATGCGTCGGCTGCGCGCTTTGGAATCCTCGATGAACTTCTGCACGTACGCCTCATGCTCACGCGCCGCCGCGTAGTCCTTGACCCAGCGATTCAGGTCTGCCATGCCGCACTCCACGTACACGTCCGGGTACTTGTCCAGCAGCCAGTTCGTGTCGGTGTCGTTCACCAGAGCGGGGATGCTTGCGTAGTAGAGGACGCGCACGTCAAGGTCGGTCTGCGTCGGGTAGATGCGGAACGACATGTCGGCAATGGTGTAGACGGGCACATGCGGCCGGTACGTGCGCTGCGCCATGCTCTGCAACTGCCACGGAGTGCGGTACTCCAGCGCGTCGTCGCCCGCATAAATCGAGCGGATCTCCTGGAAGTCGTCGGGCAACTCGGTCCACTCGGCGATGACCGTCGTGGTGGCAAGCTTCTCCATCTCCGGCAGACGCAACTCGCGCGATAACCGCTTAGTGGCAAGCTCCACCGCCGACGCGGCACGCCCCGCAACGTCGCTGCGGTTTATGCGCTCGGCAAGTTCTAGCCGCAACTCTAGGTAGTTGGTGATCGCCATGTCAGTCCGTCGCGTAGTTCATGCGCTCGTGCGCGCTGCGCCACGCGGGCGCCATCGGCGCGTCGGCGTAGGCGGGGAATCCGGGGATGCCCGCAGTCCAGTGCAGGATCTTTGCGTCGCTGGACGGGCCGTATTCGTCGCAAAGCCAATTCCACTGGAGCGGCAGCGAGCCAATCAGCGCGTCGGGCAGAAACCGCAGTTGCAGCAGCTCGGCGAGCGTCCAGCGCGCCACCGCTCCGGGCGTCATCTCGCGCCACGCCGGATGCGCGCAGTTGATGAGCATGAGAGACGCCCAGTTCTTGCGCGGGTAGTGCGAGTTACCCGCCTCCATCCGCGTGCCGATGTACTTGCGCTGATGGCGGCTCACGTAATCGTGCTTGACCACCTGCACCGCGTACTGCGGGTCGCGCAGCGCGTCGAGGTCGGCAAGGTCGCCACGGCACACCATGTCGGCGCCGTCCGCGAAGATCGCCGTGCCCGAGAAGTCGCAGAGCGCCGGGATGAGGAAGCGCGACATCGTGAAGCCGTTCGTGCCTTCCTTGAACGACTCGCGGAAAGCCGTTTCTAGCGCCGGCTTGTACAGCGGCATGAACTGCACGGGCACGCTGCTGTTACGCAGGACAGACGACGCAAACACCCACGTCCCGACTTCCTCGCGCGCGTCGTGGCCGGTAAAGAGGCGAATCACTCGGGCATGTCCTTGCTGACTACCGACACCGCGAAGCCACCCGGCATGCGTTGGAACGTGTACAAGTCGAACCGCTCCAGCAGCTTCGGCAGCCACCACTCGGGCGGCTCTTGGATCAGGTGCGCGTTCCTGCCGTCCGGCAACACCTTCGCCGCCGGCCCGCACGCCACCGTAAAGAACCCGATGCCCTTGGTGACGCGCTTGAGATCGTCCAGCACGTCATCCAGGCAGTCCGGTTCGATGTGCTCCAGCACGTCCACGCACGCCACCATCTCGGCCGGCGCAGGCGGGTCCGAGAAGTCCGGGTTGGACGGCTCGTAGGGGATATAGCGGAACGGGTGATTGACCATCCGCTGGTCGCTGATGGCGCGCATCAGGTTCATCCGCCCCGCGCCGTAGTCGAGCAGTTCGCCGACACGGTTGGCGTTGATGATCTGCGCGACCATCGGCGCGTACGTCAGCGACGCAGTGCCGTAGTCGTATTTCTCGTGCATCTGCCGCTGCTGCGAGCGGTACTCATCCGTGATTAGCACTCACCGCCTCCACGATCTTGTCCATCGGCCACTTCTCGTCCTGCGCCTGCCGGAACAGCCGCACGCTGCGATACCAAGGCAGCGTGTCGCCCGATTCGCCGTAGCGCCACTGGCTCACCTTGGAGACGCCCACATACGTCGGCACGCCGAGCGCGCCCGCCAAGTGGATGACGCTGGTCTGCATCGACACCACCGCATCGCACGCAGCGACCAGCGCCGCCGTGTCGTCGTAGTCGTCGGTGAGCATCGCCCACGGGTACTGCACGAGGTTCACGTCGGGGTGTTTCATGTGAAACAGCGCGATGTCGTCGTGCGCGTCCTTCCACTGCAAGGACACGAACAGCGCGTGCGGCATCGCGCGGAACACCGGCAGCAAGTCCTCCAGCGTCCAGCGGCGCCACTTCGCACCCGTCTGCAAGATGCCGCCCGTCCACGCGACGCCAATCACAGGCCGGTTCATCGCCCGGAAGTTTGCGCGCCAGCCATCGGTGCGGATCGGGCACGGCGTCAGGTACGCATCGCCCGTGAAGTCGCTGTCGGCGTTGCGGAAGTATTCGCCGAGCTGCATCGCCGTGATCGAGGCGTCAGGCTCGGTGTCCTCCGCATCCCAATCCAGCACCTTGTCGCCGCGCGTGCCGTACACCTTGGCTTGCGGGAACGACCGCGCGAACAGGCCCACAAGGCGCGGCACCGTGTCCACGATCACGCGCTTGGAGACGCCGATCAAGTCGGGGTAGACGCTCGCCGCGCATATCTCGTCGCCTAGCCCCTGTTCGCCCGTGACCACGACGATCTTGTCGTGCTCGCCGTGCCATTCGCCGGCCTTGCCGTAGTTGTACTGCGGGCGCGCATCGCTTCCCATGGAAAAACGGTAGTTCTTCCAGCCGTTGCGCCAGTCGTGCGCCGCGAGTTGCGCAAGCCCCAGGTTGTGCCGCGCCTTGCGCGACTCGGGGTCGATTCTCAGCGCCCGCTCGGCGTAGTCCGCAGCCTTGCGAAAGCGCCCCATCTGCATGTGCGCCGCGCTGATGTTGACGTAGCACATCACTTTAGACGCTGCGTCAGGCGCCCACGTCAGTGCTTTCTCGTAGCACTGGATCGCTTCGTCCATCCGCCAGATGTTGTCACACATCTTGCCCATGTTCAGCCACGTGGACGCGTTGTGCGGCATGAGGTCGCACACCCGTTTGGCAACTTGGTATCCGGCACCGAACTCGCCTTGCCGATCAAGGATGTACGTCGCCAGCATCAGCACCCGCGCATCGTCGGGGTGCTCCACCAGCACCGGCTTCAACATCGCCCACGCGCGGCCCGTCTCGCCCTTCTCCGCAACCTTGCGGATCGCGTCGGCCTCACGCATGCGTTTTGTCCGTCATTTTCATTGCCGGGAACTCCCGGTTGATGATCGACAGAATCTTGCGGTGGTCGTCCACGCGGTCGATGCTTAGACCGCGCTGCATAAGCAATATCTCCAGCCACTCGGGGATGTAGCAGTACAGCGCCCAGTCGCTTTTCTTGTACTTGCGATCTGACAGCCCCGCGTTGCGGGCCTCGGCTGCGTAGTCGAGCAGCAGCGAGTTGTCCTGCACCTTGCGGATGGTCGCAACGCCCGTCGCATCGTCGTAGTCGAAGAAAGACGTGACGCCTTTGAGCGGGTCGTAATCGAAAAAGTCAGGCATGAGAAAGGGGGCCGAGTTGCCCCGGCCCCCTCGGTTGGCACTACGTCAGGTCAGGCGCAGGAAACGACCTTGGCCGAAGCCTTCTCGTTCCGGCACACGACGCCCCACTCCGTGTACATCGCCTTCTTGTCGGCGTCGCCGGTCTTGGCGAGGTCGGTGGTGAACGGCCG